GATGGATTCCGTCTTCAGCGGCAATCTCGCGGAAAGACGGAAGCTGCTGTGGGCACCTGCCGGATCGAAATATCAAGCTTTCAAAGAAGCGCCGATCAAGGACGATTTCGACGAATGGCTGGCCCGTATTATTTGCTATTGCTTTTCGCTGCCGCCGACTCCCTTCATCCGGCAAATGAACCGCTCGACGGCGCAATCGGACACCGAGCGCGCGCTAGAGGAAGGGCTTGCGCCGCTGCTTGTGTGGGCGAAGCGCGTCGCCGATCACCTTTTATGGAATGACCTTGGCTATCGCGAGCTTGAATTTTCCTGGGGCGAATCGAAAGAAGTCGATGTCGAATCAAGGGCGAAGGTCAATGACATCTATGTTCGCGCCGGGGTGATTACGATCAATGAAGTGCGGGAAACCATGGGGATGGAGCCTATAGAGAATGGCGATACCCCCTTGATTTATTCGAACCAGGGCGCGATGACGATTGAGATGATTTTGAATCAACCGGATCCGCTTGAAATAGCCGCCGCTAAAGCGCCAGCAAAGTCGCCAAGTCCAACGAAAGCAGCGGCCTTCGAGATCGAAGATGATCGCATTCGCGAGATCGCCGAAATAGCGGGCGGCATCGAAGCGCTAAGAATCCCACTGTTGCAGACCATGAAACGATGCCAGTATGTCAATTCTGAGCATGTGGGAGTTTAATCCCGCCCGGAGTCCAGGATGAAGTTCTTTAGCGAATTCCAGAAAATCGAGCCTCTTCAGGACGGAACTATTAAAGCTTACGGCTTCGCGAGCGCCCCGGTTCGGGATAATCATGGCGAAATAGTCACTGCCCAAGCCATGTCCAAGGCTATCGCCGATTACATGCGCTTCCCGGCTGTGCGCGAGATGCATGACGCTACCAAGGCTGCCGGGCGCTGCTTGGAAATCAGCCTTGACGATAACGAGCGCACAGTCTTTGTCGCTCATGTCGTTGATCCGATTGCGGTCAAGAAAGTCAAGGCTGGCGTCTATTCCGGCTTCTCGATTGGCGGCAGGATCAAGCGCCGCAATCCGCAAGACCCCTCGATCATTCAGGACATCGATTTGACAGAGGTCAGTTTAGTCGATCGCCCCTCTTGCCCCGAAGCGACTCTCAATCTCTGGAAGCGCGATGAAGGCGGCCCGCTCGGCGATGCCCAGCGCGACTTGATGAACGGCGCGCGCCATCAGCAAGAGCTGCGCAAGCAGGAAGAAGATTCCGGTGAATTCGAGGACAAGGGCGAGTGGGATGACGGCTTCGATCCTAAGCCGGAAGGTCCGACTAGCGTCGCTAGCGGCGGTCCTTATCGCAGCAGCGTGCCAGATAGGGGCTCAGATGCGGGACGGTCTTCCATGCCAACCAATCCCAATGAAGGCAAGGGTTCTGTAGGCGCGGGGCAAAGAAACGCAACGCAAGACACTCAAGGCGATTCGGTGTCTTCATCCAGCCATTCCGATTATTTCACCCCAATTCCCGGCGCGGCGAACAAGGGCGATGATAGCTCGCCGTTGCAACGGCTTTTCAACATGATTTCCGAGATGTACGCGGCGTCGCACCGGCCGCCGGTCGAAGGCGCTGGCCCGGTTTTCGAAAAGCGGTCGTTCACTTCTGAGCAGCGCCGGGCCGCCGCCAAATCCGGCGCAGCGATGAAGGACGGCAGCTATCCTATCGAGAATCGCGACGATCTATCCAATGCGATTCGCGCAATCGGGCGGGCGAAGAACAGAGCCTCAACCATGGCGCATATCAAGAGTCGCGCTCGGGCGATGGGCGCAACATCGATGCTGCCGGAAGATTGGGGCAAGAGCGCCGAGTCCGAAGGCGGCTTGAATAACAAACAAGTCACGCCGGCGAAGATCGACCATATTGACGGCGACAACGATGCGCTCGCAACGCGGTTGACGAAGTCAAACGATCTCTTGCAAGGCACGCTTGCGGCTTTGGAGCGCTTGGAGGTTCGCCAGCGCCGCGGCAAAGCTACGCCAGAGGCGTATCGGCTCGCCAAAGCTTACAAGGAAATGGATGTCGATGCGCTCGCAGAGGTCTTGGCTGCCGATGCGCTCGCCAAGATCGCCGACAATGACGCCAAGGTCGCCAATTCCGAAGCTATCGCCAAGCGGTTCAGGGAAGATAACGAAGCGCTTCTGAAGCAGCTCGATGACACCAACAAAGGGCTTGAAATGCTGGCGCAGCGCTTGCAAAGGCTCGAAGCGCAGCCGCTGCCGACCAAGACGGCCGGAAGCATTCATGTCCAAGATGATCAGCAGGAGCAGTTCAACGCCGACACCATCGCCAAAGCCAAGGCTGCTTTTGAGGTTATGTCGGACGAAGAACGCGCGATGTTGTTGACCAAAGTTGCTTTGCAGCATCCTCGCAGAATGAATCTTGCTCCTATGCCGTCTCCTCCGCGCAGCGTTGGCGGGACTGCCGGTGGTAAAGACGAGATTCGTTAGGGACTAGACTTTAGGAGATGCCCAGGAGGGCCGAGTAAATGGGTACGCAAGACGCAATCCTCCGCCGACTCGTGGATGAGGCTTATCAACAGCCTAGCGAGGATATCGCGGCTTACATTCTCCGCAATGCCGGGATCGATCCTGGTGAGCTGAAAAAGACGATTACGACCGGCACGGGGCTAATCGCATTTGATTTGCAAGCCCCAGCCAAGAACCTTTACCCGGTCAATACCCCTATTCGAAACCGGATTCCGCGCGTCGGCGGCGGCGTCGGCACGGCGACGAACTGGCGGCAGGTCAACGCCATCATCGGATCAGGATTCGACAATACGGGCTGGATGCCTGAAGGTCAGCGCGCCGGTCAGATGAGCTACAACACGTCGAACCGCTCGGCGACTTATGCGACGCTTGGTGAGGAAGACGCGGTCACCTTCGAGGCGATCTCGGCGGGGCGCGACTTCGAAGACGTGCGCGCCCGGATGACGATGCGGCTGCTTCAGAAAGTCTTTCTCAAGGAAGAGATGGGCATTCTATCCGGCAACAACTCGATGCAGCTTGGCACCGTTGGCACGGTCACGGCGTCGGCTGGCGGCGCTGGCAGCACTCTTCCTATCGGAACTTATTCTTGCATTTGCGTCGCCTTGACCAATGAAGGTTATCAGAACTCTTCGCTGGCTGGCGGCGTCGCTACCTCGCAAACGGTCGCAGGCGCGGACGGCAAGACCTTCGTGCTCAATGGCGGGGCTTCGATGAAATCCGCCGCAGGAAGCTCTGGCCTGACGACTGCCGGGCAGGCCGTCAGCGTTTCAGTCGCGCCGGTCCAAGGCGCAGTCGCTTATGCGTGGTTCATCGGTTCTTCCATTGGCGGAGAAACGCTGCAAGCGATCACCACCATCAATTCCTATGTCCAGTCCACGCCTTTGGCTACCGGACGCCAGAATGCGTCGGCCGTGACGACGGATTATTCGACCAACTCGACCGCTTTCGACGGCTTGATGACCACTGCGTTTAAAGCCGGCAACAACGCCTATGTGAACATCATGCCGACCGGCACTGTCGGAGTCGGCACGGCGTTGACCGCATCGGGGCGCGGCTCGATCAACGAAATCGATCAGATGCTGCTCACCATGTGGAATACTTTCCAAGTGACGCCGTCCGTGCTTTGGGTGAATGCGCAAGAGCTGCGCAACATCACGACCAAGGTGCTGTCGTCTTCAAGCGCTCCGCTCTTGAGCTATCGCCGCGATCCGAATGAGGGCGAATATGAACTGACCGCAGGCGGCACGATCCGGTTCTACTACAACCCGTTTGCGCAGGATGGCGGCGACAAGATTCCGATTCGCATCCACCCGAAAGTGCCGCCGGGGACAATTCTGGGCTGGGCGGAGAACCTTCCGATGCAGTACCAGAGCAACGAAGTACCTAACGTTGCAGAAATGAAAGAGAGGACCTCCTTCTACCAAATTGACTGGCCACTTGTCACCCGTCAGCGCCAGAGCGGTGTCTACGTCGAAGAAGTCCTCGCGGTCTATGCCCCGTTCGCGATGGCCATCATAACGAATATAGCTAACGGCTAAGCTTACGCTTGCCTACCTAATCGGTTAGCCGCATATTGCCTCCACCACAAGGAGGCAAATATGCCATCGCCACGCAAGGCAAAGCGCCGCGGCGTCTACCAGATCCGCAATCTGGCTACCGGCTTGATTTATGTCGGAAGCTCCGAAGACCTCGCCGAAAGATGGCGCATTCATCTCTATCAGCTTCGGACTGGAACCCATCAAAGCAAGCGTATGCTTGCCGATTTCCAAGAGCTAGGGGCTGATACTTTCGTCTTCGAAGTTCTTGAAGAAACCAACTTCGATATTGCTGACCTTTATGCCCGTGAGGATTATTGGCTTGAGAAGCTAAAGCCCTTCGATCCGCGCGTCGGCTATAACATCCTTCACAATACCAACGGCAATGGACATAAGCGTTCCGAGGAAGTTTGCCGAGCAATTTCGGAAGGGCGCAAAGGCATGCGCTTCACTGAAGAGCATCGCCGCCGCATTGGCGCGGCGCTTACCGGCCGCGAGGTTTCCCCGGAGACTGGCAAAGCCATTTCCGCCGGGCGCAAGGCTAGCCCCAAGGCAAAAGCCGCTA